TTCAGCAGAGTTTTCAAACACACCGTAAGATGTACCACCTGCTCCGTAAGAATTTTGTGCAGCTAACATATCATCAAAATCCAAAGAAGTAGCTCTATCTAAGAATAACATATTCTCTTCAATAGCCCCTTGCTTATCAAGGTTTTTCAATATTTCGTCAAAGTCACCTAAAGCACTTCTTTGTCCAGCACCAGAAGTTCCAGAACCATTAGCGTAGTTTTGGTATACATTACCTCTTGCAGTTATAGCAGCAAAAAGACCTTCAGTACCAGAGTTAGCACCTAAAATAGCACCAACAGTTCCAGTAGCGTCTGCGGCGTTTGTATTTAATTCGCCTTCAACCATTGCCATTTCTAAGTAATCTTGGAAACGCAATCTCGTTTCTCCTTCAGACTTCAAGTACCATAAGTATCCATTTGTGCCATCTTCAGCAGCAACTTCAACCCATCCAATTTGTGCAGCATCAGAACCACTAATTTCGTAGTTATCCTTAATGATAATTGGCTTGTTGCTGTACTGCTTGAATGAAGCCTCTAAAGAACCATCCATTCCCAAGGTTCCTTTTTTAAACTCAGAACCATAAACAAATAAGCTAAATACTGAGTCTGAACCAAATCCAGCAGCCGTCAAAGAAGCAACAGTATAAGGAAGAACAGTTATGTTAAGTCCAGTAACAGCACTAACGTAAGCAGTTATTGTTGTTCCCACACCTGTACCAGCCGTAGCTTGTAGCACAACAGTATTGTCTTTTCTAATAGCGTTTTTAGTAGCTTCCCCATCGTCACCATTTGCTGGCAAAGAAATAATATTACTACCTAAAGTTTCAACTAGAGCTCCTTTATAGCCAATATGTAATCTGTTTTGCTCAGACCATACAACTTGGTCAGAAGTCATTGGCATTTCAGCTCCTACCATACGCAAGAATCCAGATAAAGTTCTGTTTCCGTATCGCTCTACTTCAGCTTCGTAAAGCTCTGGCAAGTATTGCTGTGAAAAGTTTTTTCCTGCATCTCCAGTGAAATCTAAATAATTTGATGCCAAAGTAGATTTAGTTGGCATTGGGCTTAGGTTAAATACACCTAAGGGGTCGTTTGTTCCAAATTGTCCCATTTTTTTTAATTTTTAAAGTTTGTTTTTTTAATTTTTAGTTTTGAAGAGTCCACTCCGCTTATAGACTTAACTCTAATCCCATTTACAAACACGCTATCCCCAGAAGTTTGTCTTGGTTGGTCTGATAGATTCTTAGAACCATTCACAACCTCCTTAACAGCATCAGCTCTACCTTGCTCATAAAAGTGACTTGCAATCTTATCTACGTTAGACGCAGCATACATCGCTTTATGATAGCCTTTGTGGTCTTTTACCTCTCCGTTTTCACCTAGAAACTTTCCAAGTATATTAGAGACATCAGACTGTTGTTCAGCAAGACTAGATGGATTATTAATACCGTACCTGAATTTCTTGTCACCAACATTAAAATCAAAACCTTTGAAATCGTTGTTGAACATTTCAGATGTAGCTTTTTTAAACCTGTCGTGCTTTTGGCTATTTAAGCTTTTCTCTTCGTTGTATCGGTTAAAGAAATCCATTGCTTTTTGTTGCTCTTGGGTTACGCCTGGTCTTAACTTAATCTCATCGTAATATTTACCCTTCAAGTTTTCTAAAAAGTTTTTGGCTTCTTGAACCTCTTCTTTAAACGCAAGCTTTTTCTTGCGTATATCTCTTTCTTCATCTAAGTCTTCATCATATGAAAAGTTATCTTCTAAAAGGAAATTAATCTCGTCATCATCAAGATGCGGTTTGCTTTTTTTGTAATACTCTTTTAATAATGTGTTATTGTCTACTGTGCTGTAGTCAGCATTTAATCTAACATAATCTTCTACAGTACCACCTGTTTCCTCCATAAAGACAACAAGCTTTTCAACATTTTCAGGTAGTGGCTTTCCAGTAATGTTTGAGTCTCTAACAGCCTCTGACATTTCTTTTGAAACACTCTCAATTTCTTCTTCTTCTTTTATTTCTTGGATAGTAATAACCCCTTCATCTTGAATGGAGCCTTCCCCTGATGATACTTCTGTATCCACTTCTTGTACAGTTTCGGTTGGTTTATCTGCAACCACTGTTGTTGTTTCTTGCTCTTTATTGGCATTGTCTTGGTTTAAGTTAACCTTAGTAGGTTCTTCTTCAACTTTTTTATCTGTAGATAAATTTACTTTAGAAACTTCAGGAGTTTTACCTAACTTTTTCATTTTAGGTTTACTTTTTATTTTAAAGTCACCTTCTTGTTTTACTTCTTCTGACATAATATAATATAATATAAATTAAAAAATTCTATTTACCTTGGGTCAAATTGTCCTAAACCAATCCCCCCCATAACATCATTACCTGAACTTTCAAAGTTTTTCGGTAATAGGTTATTTTTTCTTTGGTCAATTAACTCAGATTGCTGAGTTCCTTGTATTTTTACTCTTTTATCTTTTCTATCTTCAATATCTTGTTCCTTTGACAATTCAGCATTTGCTCTAATCTGAGCTAGTTGCATATTAAAGTTAAACTCTTCAGCCATAAGCCCTCTTTTTATTTCAGCCTCTGTTTGCATTCTCTGAATTTCAAACTGAGATTTAGCCTGTTCAAGACTTACTTTCTCTGCTGTTACAATCTGTTGCTTTTGTGCTTCTGCCATAGCAGCTCTTTCTGAAGCCTGTGCATTTGCGTCTGCTTGTGCTTGAATATTTTCTAATTGGGCTTGTCTTGCTGCTTCTTGTTTTTTCTTTCTTCTATTCTTTAGCATTTCGTTTGCAAGCTGAAGATTTTTTATTTGCCTAATATCAATTGCATCCTCTAAGTCTATACCACCGCCTTGTAGAGCTACTTGTATGTTTTGCTCTAACTGAGCCTTAGCCTCATCGTCTGGCTCTAGTTCAAGGAATATACCAAAGTCGTGCAAGTTTAAGGTAGACATTTCTAATAATGTTGCCGTGTTAAACTTTGTAATACTATTCTGAAGCGAGTTGGAAGTTAAGGCAAACTGTAATGAATCAGCAATCCTCATAGATATGTTTTCACAAGCTCTAAGAGTTAAATAACAACTTGCTTGAAGTATGTGTCTAGTTGCAACATTGGATTGATTAGCGGCCATCTTTTGAAGTCCTACGAGTGCATCCTTAGATGGAGCAGAACCGTCTCTTGCCTCATTCAATCCTGTAACGTCTCTTATCATTTGTAAGTAGTACTGATACGTTTGGATTAATGACTGTATCTTAGCTCCACCACTTGAGCTTGTAAGCTCTTGGATTGGAACCTTACCCCTATTCATTTCTCCATCTTGTGTCATTGACCTACCTAATACACTACCTGTTTGAAAGTACATATTAAGAGCTTCTGCTGGATTGTAGCTAGTTCCGTTTCCTAAGTCAACCTCTGCCAACCCGTCCACATCTAAGAATACTCCATCAGGGACCATCCTTGTCATAACTTGCTGTAGTTTCAAGTGTGTTATTTGAATCATATCAGCAAATCCTGTAATCTTACTTACAACAGATTCAATCCTTCCATTATACATTCTTGGTGCACACAAAACATAATTCATCTCTACCTTAGTAGTGTCTGCGTATGGTCTTGTCATATTTTCAGACAACTCCCACTTCAACATTGTGTTTGTTCCAAGAATTTTAGCACCGCTGTAAAGAACCTCTATACTCCTTGATACTTTTTTAAATGTATCATTTTCAGGTGGGTTAAAGTCATCTGATTTTTGTATAACTTTTTCTAACCCGTTTGGTCCTTTCTTTATTTTAAATACTTGGTTGTTGTAAGTTTTGTACTCAAAGTATAAAACCTGAACTGTGTTTTCATCATACCCTTTCCACCCAGTCAAGTACTCTCTATTGCCTGGCATATCCTCAATCCTCTTCAATTCGTCTTGAGGTATATTTGGAAATTGTTTTTTAAGCTCTGGTATTGTTACAGCTTTAACTTCTCCAACATAGTATATGTCTTCAAAGTTAGGGTCTTCAGTGTATGAGTAAACTAAGTTTGCAGGGTCACAGTACTCTACCTTCACCCCATTAGCTTTATTCCAATTTGTTTTGACAGCACCTATACCAAGAACGGTTAGGTCATAGTTGAATCTTTTTCTTATTTCATCAAACTTGTTTTTAGCAAGTACTTGATTAATAGCTTCTTCTTCCGCTATCTCTATTGATTGCTTATAGTCAAGTTGCATATGAAGAGAAAGCTCTTCTTTAGATTCAGGTATTTTACTACGGTCAGCAGTATTAAATGCATTAATCCCTATCTGCTGCTCTATCATTTCTAACTCTTCTCTAGCAATCATATCTTGCATTAAAGATTCAGCGTAGTTAGTTCTTTTCTTTATAGATGCAGGGTCTTGTGCGTATGCACTAATCTCATATTTTTTTTCTGTTATCCCGTTTGCAACTATATCTACAAACTTTGAAATTACAGGTACGGGCTTCCAGTCTAAGTTTAGATAAGAAAGGTCTCCATTTATAGCAAGTTCATCTTTATATTTTTGAACTGGCTGTTCACCTCTAGCGTATAATCTTAAACTATGAAAGTGATTATAATTTGTAGCAAATCTATTTCCATACCCTCCTTGATTAAACCACTCAGACTCCACAGCTTGAGCAACTTGCCTTCCATATTCTGGACTATCTTTCTCAGCGTTAGTAACAACCTGGCTAGGAAATACGCTATTTGGATTTGCAACTACATTCATTTAGTTTCTTATTTTTGAATAACTTCC